AACAACGTCTTCTTAAATGAGTAAACAACTCCTGGGTCAGTTCTATACAACGACTGACCCCTTTTCTATTTCAGATGCCTTCAGTGCCTGGTTCAATATGGTTCCCGAGGATGAGACTATCCTAGAACCATTTGCAGGTGCTGGGCATCTTTTTTCATACATCAATCGCGAGTGGAAAGGATATGATCTAGAGCCAAATCATCCAGAAGTTGAACAACGGGACACACTAAAAGAGTTCCCTACTGGTTATAGAGTTTGTGTCACTAATCCCCCATATCTTGCGAAGACAGTTGTATCACGCAAGAAACTTCCTGTCAACCTAACTCACGAAGATCTGTACCTTGATGCACTACAACAGTGCTTGGATCATTGTGATTATGTCGCTGCAATTATTCCTAGCACGTTCTGGAATCAGAAACTATTCAAAGATAGGTTATATGCCTGGGACAAATTTGATATGAAATTGTTCTCAGATACTGATGCACCAGTTGGTGTTGCTTACTTTGTGCCAAATAAAGTAGAACAAACTCGCACGTTCGTTGATGGTAAAGAAATCTACCTTACATTGGAGAACACACCAACAAAAACTGATTTTTCCATGGTTTTCAATCCGAAGGGTCTAGCACCCATCCTCTGCAATGGGATTGACACAAATGACAAAGATAACATTCATCTCCGCATGTTATCAGACAATGATATACCAAGTCTCGTAAATGACAAGGGTGAGTGTAAATCAACGAACAGAAATCACTTCCCCATAGCATCAACAATGATAAAAGAGCAAGATCTACCCGCGATCAATGCCATGATACAGGCATGGCGGGATGAAACTAAAGATTTTTTCTTAACCAGTTTTAAGTCTCCGATGGTGTCTGGCAAGTATCGTAAACGAATTTCATTCTTAGAACTGCGATGGTTGATTAGTAAATTTTATACATGTGACAGAAAATAAGTGTCACACCCTCCCCCCACAGGGGATGGTTTTCGTGTATGTTAAAAGAGTCAAAGGAGCGACTATGGATTACTCAAAACTCATTCCTTTCATTGAAGAACGCCTTACTAAGCATCATGAATTGTACTCTGGTAAGTGTAAAGATCTGTACTGGGAAGAAAATTGTGCTTATGCACTGAGAAAAGCAGGGTATGGTAGTGATTGGGATGCTGACGAAAATCATAAACCTGGGTTAGATCAAACAACAGATGATGGTATCCGCGTTGGAAATAAGAGTGGACAGATTCTTATGAAAGGGGTAATTGATGAGGAAACTGGGAAAAAGATTAAAGTTATGGATTCTGTTGGGATAAATGGATCACGATTGACTAAACATAAAACTCTTGATGACAAACTTGAGTTTTTGGGTGTAAAGAAAGAGGATTATATTTTCTGTCTGGCAACTAATGAAGAAGATTGGAAAAACGGCATCCGCAAGTATTATTTTATGGTGATTGATTCTAAGAAACTTGATTATCACAATCATACTTGGGAAGATATGATTGGCGTTCAAAAATCAACTAAAGGTAAGCACATGGGTTGGAAGATGACTTCTGAAAACTTTGATGCTAAAATACAACGTAGCATGTCCGATCAACTCTGGACTTCTATTGACCTTGATCTCCTTGAATACCAGAATGAAATTACTATTGGGTGATTGTCTGGAATTGCTGCCCACTATTGCAGACAATTCAGTTGACATGGTGCTGGTGGATTTACCATACGGCACCACTGCATGTAAGTGGGACAGTATCATCCCTCTTGATAAGTTGTGGGAGCAATATAACAGAATTTGTAAGGAAGATGGTGCAATGGTATTCACTGCAGCCCAACCTTTCACGGCGATTCTTGCTGCATCAAATATCAAGAATCTAAAGTATGAATGGATCTGGGAAAAACCTCAGGGAACTAATCCCATGAATGCTAAAGTCATGCCTCTAAAGAGTCATGAAAACATCTTGGTATTCTATAGAAAGAAACCAACATATAATCCTCAGATGTGGTATTCAACTCCCTACAGTGGGTTTAAGTCTGATACGGCAAAGATTGGAGAAGTTTATGGAGAAGCACAATCTAAGCATCGGGACAACCCTGAGGGGTCTCGCTACCCTAAGACCGTCTTAAAATATAAGCAAGAGAAGGGTTTACATCCAACGCAAAAACCTGTTGATCTTATGGAATACTTAGTGAAGACATATACAAATGAAGGTGATACTGTCTTAGACAATACGATGGGAAGTGGTACAACGGGCGTTGCATGTGTCAATACTAATCGCAATTTTATTGGGATGGAGAGTGATGCAAATTACTTTACAAAAGCAAAAGAAAGGATTGAGAGTGTGACAGTTCCGGAACAGGACACTATCGCTTGCAATCCGCTCCTGGATGCCCTATCTTAAGAGCATGAAAAACACACATCTCCAACACCCCGAAGATTCCATCCTGACGGGTGATCTTTCTGCACTTGATTGGTTTCTTGCTGATAGTCATTTATCAGTAAAGATTGATGGTGCTCCCGCTATTGTTTACGGTACAAACCCTGCTAATGGAAAGTTCTTCGTCGGCACCAAAAGTGTCTTCAACAAAGTCAAAATCAAAATTAACCAAACGCATGAAGAAATTGAGCAAAATCACACTGGGGCAGTTGCTAAAATTCTGCATCATTCTCTTGATTGCCTCATTCCTACCACCGATATTATACAATGTGATTTTATTGGGTTTGGTGGTGATGATACTTTCACACCTAATACGCTGACCTATGTGTTTGATGATATTATCCATCAGGATATTATCGTAGCACCACACACAATCTACACAACGGACACAAATGATCTGCGTGATGCTGTTGCTCACCCGTTGGTAGATTACGACTTCACTGATACTGACCGCTGTAAGTATGTGCGTCCTCGTGCATGGCAACTCGATGAAGATTTTGATGAGATTGTAGCTTTTGCCCGTCAAATGTCCACCATGTGTGAGTTCATCGACGCGAAGCAATCACGTCAGATTCAGCAACAACTTAACAGCATCATTCGTGCTGGGTTGGATATTGATGACATCACGTTAGAAGCACTGGCATTTGCGAATCAAGTCGATCTAAGTTTGCTGCGTCTGTGGTCATTAGTCAAGTCAATCAAGGACGATATGTTGTTTCTGATGCGTAACAATGGACCCAAAGCGTTCATCGGTCGCAAGCAATGTGGTGGCGAAGGATATGTTCGCACCAACGAATATGGCATGTTTAAGTTAGTCAATCGCTTGTCATTCTCTCACGCAAACTTCAACAATACCCGGTTTGCCTGTGCCAGTTGATCAAAGTGTCCACTACCCCTTGCGCTTTGCCGCTTGGGGTGCCATACTATAAGAGTAGTCAAGGGAGTCCCCCTCACATGCGTTGCACTAAAGCACAGGTTCTTCAGCAGTTCCGCTTCAACTGGCAGGTTTATGTCAAGCAGAATCCCTATCGCCGTGGTGATGTGATTTGCAAGCGTGAAGCATGGAACAACTTTGTTGATCGATTGAACGAAGAAGGTTATGTTACTGACAACCAAGCATACAACTGGACAAACCCTTTTTGATGTCCAACCTTTACATTCACCCATCACACATTTCAAACATCATGACATTTTGTGCTCCTCATCTTAAAGCAGAGTATCTCACTGAGTGCCTGCTTGAAGTTGTCAACAACCGTTGGAAGGTTGATGCTATTGAGTCCGGTCGCAGATTCTATCACAAACTGACCTATAAGGTTGGCAGAAAGTATATTAAAGTGATGGACAGCAATGTATATGCTGATGAGATTCAATCCAACGGTGTGTTCATGTTCGTCGATAAAGAGACCGGTGCATGTTACAAACCTGCATCATGGGCAGCACCTGCTAAGGGTATTCGTTTCTATATTGAATCACTTGCAGATAATCCTGAAGTTGTTGATCCTTACGGTTCCTTCCTTTACATCCGATGAAAGACATTTTTTCCGATTCACTACGTCAACTCAACAAACTTTCTATCTACAAACCCATGCAATTCCGAGTTACTGACATCGAGTTTGATTTTGATTCTGACATTCTTGATACCGAACAAATGACGGATGAAGATTGTCAAGAAATTATTGACGAAACGATGGCAACAACATGGGAAGCAGTTGATGCTGATGATCTCGTAGAAGAGATTACATCAGCAACCGGATGGTGTGTCAATTCGATTGACTATTGCTATATTCTTCAATGAACGATGACCTGAAACGTTCGATCCTTGAGTTACAACTTAGACGTTCTAATCTAGTGGAGGAACTCAAGGAAATCGACCTTCAAATACAATTCCTTACAGAACAACTGGAGAAAGACGATGATCTTTAAGGGCACTAATCCATCCCCCGTTTATGTTAGCCACGGACACGACAACTATAGCGTGTCGGTCTATAGTTCGACGAAATTTGATACTCAAGGAGTGATTGAGCATCACTATAAGACATTCAGAACAAAGTATCGGAGTTACTTTGCAGCAGAAGATGCTGGGTGGAATTACATTAACTCACGTCAATCGTGGCAAGCATGGAGAGGAACAATCAAAGCATACGAGAACGCAGCAGTGTGCCAGTTGGATAAAGTGTCCACTACCCCTTGCGTTCCGGTCTGATCCGTGCCATATTAGAAGAGTCAAAGGAACGCCTCTCTCCCCATGCAACTCACCTCCAAAGACGGCAATATGGTTGTTGACTTATACCCCGTCAAGTTTGCTGACGGAACTATTCACAACCGTCTCATCCTCAAAGTTGTTACTTTCGTCGGTGCAACTCAATCCAAGCGTTACATCAACAAAAAAGATTTTCAGTATGAGATTGATTCTCGCGTTGAAGGTTATGGTTATCGTATCACCGATGATTCTATGATTCCT